GGTCCGGTCGGTCCAGCGGGGCCGGTCTCACCCGCAGGAATCAGCTCCGCAATCGCATCAATCGTCGTGCGCTTATTCGTTCCGCTCTGCAGAATCGGCAGCACTTCAGCGCCGGTCAGCTCGGCTGCTGCTGGTAGCTGAGAGATCTTTGTGTCAGCCATCACTCCAGCAGCAACGCACCATCATTTTCAAGGAGCAGCAATCCACCACCCTCTAGCAACAGCCTAGGCAGCGTGACCAGCTCCAAGCTCACCATCATGAACCGCCCATCACCCACCACCATCGGCTCACGCACCGCGTAGTTCAGGCCATTGACGCTCAACGTATCTCCATACCGCAACCCGCCAAAATCAGCCACCGGCAGGTTGTGCAGCACATACTCAACGCTGATCACATTGCCATCACTGACAAGCTCAGCATTGGACTCCAAAATGCCTTCACCAGAAATGGCGCCCCAGACAACTGGGACGCCACCAAGATTCCGGTTGACGGCACGGGCCAGCAGGTTTTGACGGCCAGCCCAGCCCATCAGTTGCTCAGTCGCACCTGCACCGTCGCCACAGCCTGGGCGGCTGCGGCCAGTGCGTAGCCCACCAGCAGATTGCTGCCAGTGTCATCGTCGCCGGTGACCTTGCCGGTCTTGAAATAGACCGGATCACCAGCTGCGGCCACAGCATCGCCGGCAGCGCCGACTTGCTTTGGAAGCGTAAAGACACCTTCCAAAGCCAAGACGCCGGTAGCGCCATTGGCAACATCAGTCACGGCCACGCCATGCAGGCTGCCAACCTCGACAAGTTCACCAGAGTCAACATCGGCCGCAGCCGTGAAGTCGATGTACTTGCCGTCTTGAACGTAGTTTTTCATGGGATCAATGCGATGGGGTCAGGGAACAATCAGACGTTCTTCGAGCGATAGAAGCCGCGATAATCCTTGACCGCAGCGCCGAAGTCAAAGCGGGCCAGCAGCTCAACGCCGTCAGGATCACGCTTCTCGGTGGTCGTCACCGTCGGGCCTTCTTCACCGGCCAGGTAGCCGTAGACGATGCCCTCGACGGAGCCGGGGCTGGCCGCCAGGTACCAGACTGTTGCAGCGCCATCAAGCCGCGGCTCGACGATGAGCTGCATGCCAGACACCTGCGCATTGATCGCAGGGCCGTTATCACCAGTCCGCGAAGCAGGCGCGAAGCCGGTCGGGAACAGGAACTGCAGCGCGGTGGCCTCCAGGTCAGTCGGCACCATCAGAAACTGCGGCTGCAGGTTGATGGTGTTGCCGGCAATGTCCGTCTGCTTCCGCATCGCCTTACGGGCAGTGTTGAAGCCAGAGACATCAATCGACAGGCCGCTGGAGCCGCCCATGTTGGCGTGCGACGCATCGAACAGCGCAGTGCTATCCACGCTGGTAACGGCGTTGCCGGTGATCAGGCCCCAGATGATGTTCGACTCCAGCCGGCGGAAGCCGCGGCCGAGCATCTCAGGGACGCGCTCCAGAGCACTCAGATCATCGTTGATGATGGCCTGTCGGGTGACGGTGACCTTCTTGGCGTAGGTCGCCAGCTTCCAGGTGTGCTGAGCCTCTTCCAATGTTCCAGCCTTGTACTCACCACCTTCCAGCAGCGGCTCGGGAGTGAGCGCACCGGCGACGATCAGATCGTTGGCCTGCTTGAAATCAGGAAGGTTCCTTTGCCGAGCGATGGGCCGCCAGGTGTGGGGCTCCTCCTGATAGGCGGCATCCAGGGTCTTGCCGGCCAGGTTGGAGAACAGGAGCGGGAAGTCACTGGTGCTGTGGAATCCACGGCTGACCAGCTCGGTCTTGCTCATGCCCCGGGTGTTCACACCACGGCTCTCCAGATACTGACGGGTCAGCTCCAGCAGGGTGTACGAGCGGTACTCGCGGCCCAGTTCGGCGTCATCACCTTTCAGGGCACCGGGGCGGACGCGGGCCTCCAGGCCGGCGCTGATGCCACGCAGCAGGGCGTCGCCGGCGTCACGGGTCACCTCGACGCGGGCCGGGTGGCCGAGCGGTGCGGGGCCACCTTCGGCGCGAACATCACCGCCCTCCAGGCGCAGGCGCTGCAGGCGGATCGCCTCGCGGCTGCACTCCATCAGGCTCTTGCCGGAGCGGATCAGCTCATCGGTCTGCTCGGTGGTCAGGCCAGCCTCTTGGCCGAGCCGGAGCAGGTCGCGCTCACGACGCAGTTCAGCGGCGGTGCGCTGCAGCTCGGCGTCGGGCTCGGGCTGGGTGGGAATGGTGTCGACGCTGCGCTGAGCGTCCACAGGTGCCGGGTCACCCCCGGCCTTCAGATCTTCGGTCATGGGGTGATCGACAGGGTTGTCTTTGTCCAGTTGGTCGCCACGCATCACGGCATGGGTGTCCTGCCCGATGGAAACCAGAGAGACCAGATTCGGCTCCCAGTCCGTCGCCACAAGGACGTTGTTGGCGCGATCCTCCTGATACCGGTAGATGCGAGCATCCACCGAGAACCGGGCGGAGCCAGTGCGCAGCCGGGGCAGCGCAATGTCCATCGCGGCCGGTGGCCCATCCACCACCACATCACCGATCAGCTCGGTGATGCCTTGCTCGTTCCGTTGGAGCCGAAGGTCCGTGACCGCACCCCAGATGGTGTCTGAGCTGCGCTTGTGGTCATAGTCCATCGGCAACGGCCGTTTCGGCCACCGGATCGAATCGGCGGAATGGGTGAGCCTGAAGCCATCACCAACATCCGCGTCCGTCGAGATGACGATCGTGGCGGAGCGAGTTTCCTCGTTCCAGCTGTTAGGCGCAAGTAGCGCCATCCGTTGGAGTTGATGGTCCATGGCCACAGGCTAGTAAGTGCGATCAGGCCGCTTCTGCAGGCTGCGGATCTTCCGGCGCTGGTGTAGCTGGTGCCGCGCCAGTCTGACCATCCACGCTGAGCGCCAGACCCTTGGCTCGTGCATCGGCCATGTCTGCTTCCAGCTCCGCCATCACTTCCGCCGGGATGTAGCCCAAGGATCGCTGCACTTCGCTGAGGCTCATGAAACCGGCGCGGACGCCTTCGATCAGTGCTGTGATCTCCTTTGCTGGATCCACCAGCTCGCGGCGTGGTGGTGTCCAGATCATGCGCCGCGGCCCACGGATCTGCGCCGTCCTGGCGGCATCATTGAACCAGCGATGGACCGGGTCCATGACCTGTGGGATTGAAACGTTCCACCTCCAGGCAGCAATCTGCCGGTGCATCTCAAGCCATCCCATCCGAGCGCTTGAGAAATTGACATCAGAAAGAATCCCGGTTAACGCTTCGAACGTTATACCGTAACCGGCCGCAATCGCATGTAAATGATGTTTATTTTGTGAAACGTAATCTGGGCTTTGGGGCGGGCTACTGAACTGAATCTGCTTTCCATCCGGCAGGATCTCGATCGCGCCCGGCTCCAGCGTCTCAGTCAGCGGCTGCGCTGCCGCTAGGTCGCTGGGCTCGTTGCTGTAGACGAAGGCGGTGAAGCATGCCGCGATCTTCGTCTTGAGCAGCATCGCCTGCGTGATGTCGTCAATGTCACGCAGGTGCAGCAGCACCGCGGACCCGAACGGCACGCCGATCGCCTGGCCGGGCCGGTTCACCTCGTAGGTGTGGATGATCTCGCTGGCCGGCACAAACTCCGAACTGATCCGCACGCCGTTCCACTCGGTTTCGCCCGGGTGCGTCTGGCGGATCCAGTACCCCTCCAGCCGGCCCTCACGGTCGTATTGCTGGCCGAACTTGATGCGGCTGCCGTCGTCCTTGTCGAAGTCCAGCATGTCTGGCTCCATCACTTGGAGCCGCAGGCCCACCAGGCCCTGATCCATCATCCGCTCATCCAGCCGGCGGCGAATCAGGCAGCTGCCACGCACGGCGGTGGTGCGAGCGATCAGCGCCTGCAGGCCGTACCAGTTGAGCTTACCGGCGTAGTCGCACTCCACCGTGTCGGACCAGTCATTCCATGCCTGGTCGTATCGGCGCGTGCCACCAACAGGGCTGCCAATGATGCCGTCACCCACCCAGTTGTTGGTGATCACCCGCACGGCCCGATTCGCCCACGGGTTGCTGTCCACGAGATCCTGATGGCGCCGCGTCAGCAGCCGCCAGGCGGTGCGGATGTCGGCGTTCGGGCCGCCGTTGCGCGTGTACCAGTTCTCAGTGCGCCGGGATTCCTTCGCAGACTCAAACGCCCGCAGGTGGCTGATCGCCAGCTGCTTCTGCGCATCCTTCAGCGCCAGCTCCAGCTGATCACGGGTGGCCTTGCGTCGCGCCATCAATCCCTCTTGAAGCTGATGTAATGGCGGCGGCGGCCGGCGCCGGCGATGCCGAGTTCTTCTTCCATGATGCTCTTGAGCTTCAGCATGTCGCCGACGCTCCTGAAGGAAGTCTGCCTGCCGTTAGAACTCACGCTAGAGATGCCTTCAGCCAAGGCAGCTACCAGGTCCTCGTATTGCTGCTGCGTAAAAGCCATGGGCGCACCTCCACCCGCAGGCTACCGAGACAACCAACTGCCTTTCTTCCGTTCCACTGTCGGCGCTGGTGGTGGACCTGCTGCCTGCGCCGCAAGTTGATCCCACATGCTCAGCCTTGCATATCGGCGAGACAGCAGCTGCAATGCCGCATAGGCGTACACCGTGCAGTCTCCAAACTCGTCGCGGGCCTTACTTGCCTTCACCCAGTCGCGCACCGGCTGGCCCTTGATGTACCGGGTCTGAACCTTCCATGGCGTCAGC